CTGATACGATCGTTGCGCCACCAAATGACAGAGCCATGCTTTCTGTTTTCGTTTGTTGAGGAGATTCATCAGGAGGAGTCTTTTCTACTGTCCAACCAGCAATCTTAAGAAGACCTTCAATACCTTCCCCGCTAGTTGGATCGATCTCTACGCCACCAAGTTTAATGGTAAACGCTGATTCATCTAAAAATTGCTTTGCCATATAATACCTACTTCGGCTTACTTGTAGTTCCAGCACCAAGACCTGGAGTATCAGTATGAGTATGACCCTTACCAGATATTCCTGCCGAAACATGATCGACAGATGCTGTAGATTTTCCAGTAATATCTAAATCACCAGTTAAATTTATATTGCCTGTCCAGTTGGTTGTCGGGGTATCTACTGTCGTAGTACCCGCAACTGTAAGGTTGGTGTCACCGTCAACTGTGACATTTGTATTTCCATCTACAAATATTGTAACATTACCCTTAACGTGCAGGCTATCATTACTAGCAACTAGAGTATAATTATCTTTAACGACTTTTGTAACTTTGTCACCGTCAGGGTACACCTCATACATTGTACCGCTTCTGTGGAACTCTTTGATCCTTTCCGCATCAGGCGTGTCGTCATATTCTTTATAATGACCCGACTCGGTTTCCATCACATGGTTCATCGGATATACAGCAGAGAATTTACTTTGAGGGATTCTTATTTTATTACTGGCTGAAACGGAATCAGTATTCTGCCCTCTCGCCCTCTTATTTACATCCGACTCTCCAGTGTATTTGGGATAAACACCATTGGGGTCGTTAAACCCAAGCGTAGTTTCTGCAGCCTCAGAAGGCGCACCCGCAAGAGTTCCCACAACCGCAGGCTCTTGAGCTCTATCTCCATCTAGAAAGAACCCAACAACCCAAGTGCCCTCTACCATCCCTGTCGGAGACTTGCCGATACCACTTACTGAAGCAGAATCTATACCGCCCAACGGTATTGCCCAAGGTAGGGTTTCTGTAGGTATCTTATCTTTATTGTCGGTATGATATCCATATGTGCGAACACGCACACGACCCAGTTGCGCTGGGTCATTACGATCTTCAACTACACCGAAAAACCAAGTAAAGTTTCCCTTACCGACAAAATCTCTCATCTATTCATTCTCTGAATTTGTTGTCTATCCAACATTTACCATAGTATAATATACCCAACCAAACTGTGAACATTATACCATCGAAATATGATAGGTTATTCCATGCTTCCAGTGGCGCTTCCATTTACTTTTTCTTAGCCTTTTTTCTTTTTTTCTTCGGCTTTTCTTCAACCAATTCTTCTTCATCATGAGTCGGTTCTTTTATCTCTTGAAGAAATTGTGGTTTTGTTTTTTCGTTTATTTCTGAGAGAAACTTCTTTTCTCTATCTGATCCAGGTATTGGCATACAAATCTCCTATTGTTTTGTAGATGTATCTTTAACACATTCCATTACGGTCGACATAGATTCTGACCCATCGAGGAACTTATTTCTTAGTTTTGTAATTAAGTATTTTCCACTAAGGTATTTATCTTCGGTGTTCACTTGGTCTAGCACATTAGAAGCTGGGGGGATATTCAAGTTTATGATATCGCCGACATTTAATTCACTATCCCCAGGAACAACAACCTCAACCTGCGTATTGAAAATGTGCGAAAAGTATGCTTCACTCTGCGCCAAGTGTTCGCTAAATTTTTTAGTTGAAGCAACTTCAGACGAAAACAAAGAATCATTATCATGACCATATCGTGATGTATTCATCCTGACTACAGGGTCTCCTATAGTTTGCCCGCCAGCGATTTTAAATTTTTGTAACTTTTTAAATTTAGAAATATAGTCGTCATACTTGTAAACAACTTCTCTCTTATTTTTCTTTAGTGTATCGATAAATATACTTCTAGACTGATATAGCCCTGACTCTAAATTTTCTAAAAAGTCTGATTGTTTTAAAACCTCAAATGACCTTATATTTGTAGCTTCCGTATAGTCATCTTTCTTTTTATCTTTAAACATACCTGAAAAGTTTGATGGTGTGTATGAATATGTTTCTTTTGGTTCTTTCTCGACCAATTGCCCTAAATTTTTAAAATTAAAACCCAAACTATCCTCATAAAATAAATAATAAGGAATGTGGTCATCTGAATCAGCTTCTTTGCATAGAAAGTCTATCGTGTCATCTACTGATAAATTTGGTATTACAAACTTATGCGCCCCGTTAGTCTTATCGAAATCATTTTTTCTGGCTATCCTAAAATTAACAGCTTCTCTGACAGAAGAGTAAATCGCCTTGGCGTTTGAATTGTATACGAATTCATCGGTTAGACTTTGTATCATTGATGAGATATCATTACCATTGACTCCCCCATAAGACCTAGATATTTTTTGGCTGGATGCCATATAAGCCTCGATGCTAATTCCTGAAAAGAAATAAACTTCGCTATTTTCTTCGATCCGTTTCCTGTCAGACATTTCATATAAATTAAATACATGATCTCTATATGGCAGGCTTGGGTCGTTAGATCTATATGAAACAATTAACATCTCCGCTCCAGAAAACCCACCCTGAGTCACGCCATCTTTAATTTGATTTATTGTGTTGAATAAACCAAGAGAATCATTTATCACCAAATCGCACTGAATATAATGTTCGAATAAACTTTGATAGACGCTAAACTCTACCGTCACAGACTGCAAGTCAATAACTTGACCAGTAGCCGTGATCAGTTTAAATGATCGAATATCGACATCACCTGCGTGCTTATAGCCTTCTATAGAACCTGACATTAAACCCCATTCCTCAGGATATCTTCAACCTCATCTCTAATTTGAGGCAAGTATCTCTTATCTAGTAAGGATATAGATCGCCTTCCTTCATTCAACTCAAACTCGTAATCGTATTTTGTGACAACAGATTTTCGGTAATCTACATGCGTAGAATTGTATGTAGATTGATCAACCACAACAACCCTCTCCGGCAATACAGTAGAATCAAATAAGACCTCTGTTTTTGCTGGAACTTTCGTGCCGTCTTGTTTTGTTCTGGATAAGTAAATCCTATACTCATGGATTTGAGACTGAGCTTCTGACAAAGATCCATACTTTGATTTGAGATGTTCTTCGAATGCGCTAACGGAAATTGGCCACTCAAAATGTACATCTTTAATGTTTGAGAAATGCAAAACCAACCAAGCGTAATTTGAATCCCCATAATATTTCTCAGCAATGGTATCTGGTCTATCGCCTTCTTGTATGTCATACTCATAGTAGACATCAGTTCTACTTTCTAAAGAACTTTGTATTTTAAACCTTCTCAATATATTAGTCAATTCAACAGTATTACCTGTACTAGATATATCGTGCTTGATTGTTGGAAAGTATGAAAAATAATTAGACATTATGTTTCACCCTGTTTTTTACTATTTACTGGTTCAGGCAACCCAGAATCTAAATCGCCACGTGTAATAATTTTCGTTTCTTGGAATGAGAGTTGAATCTCAACAGATACTGGAGCTCCAGTATCTTGGAAAAACAGCGGGATACCTTCTCCGTTGTAATTTATATTCATAGATTTCAGAACACAAGTTCCTATTCTGTATAGATTACCTGCGATTGCGTCAGCGAAAGATACTTCAAATTCGTCTGGGTATTTGAAAGCTAGAGAACCCGCAGCATATTCGGGGTGCATATGATATTTGTATGCGTTTATTATTTTTTGTATTGCTATTGACTCTTCAGCATTTCGTGCGATAAATTTATAGGTGAAGCTATGCTCTCGCATATCAACCCCCTTGAACAATACAGCCATATGCGGGTTAACAGCCAACCCCTCATCGAGCATGGTGCCTTGAACTACTGAAGCCCCAGTGAAAGCGCCACCCAAAGCTGCACCAGCACCACCGCCCAACTTCGCTGCTGCAGCAGTAGCGACAGCTGCAGCAATAGGAGCCCCTGCTTGGACTTGGGCGTCTGTATCTCCAGACTTAAATGCGCCCACCGATGCGTTTATTTTTGAAGAAATTAAATCTGATAGATCATTTCCGGCAGCACTCAGCTGACCGCCTGATATCCTACCAGCTGAAGCAGCACCGAGTGCGCCCAAATCAGAATTCTCATACTGAGCTCCATATGTGGTTTGTAGGTTGCTCGGTATTGGTAATACTATATTTCTAATAGTCAAATCTTCCGCAGCATCTTTTCTACTTTGACGTACACGATTCTTTACAGTAAAAATCATGTAATGCTCATCAGTTAGATCTGCAGGGAATTGAAGCGGTTCTTTCACCTTACTGTTATCATAAAGGTCAGCTAAAGGTGAATTTAATATGGTTCCAGATTTTGTTTTCTCTAACAATTCATTAAAGTTGGCATTAATTGATATGCCATTACTTCCTGCCGAAATTGAAAAACTGCCCTTGCCTGCTGCCCCAGCAAAGTCTTCTAGGTTTCCCTTTACCTCAGCTACCTGCGATTTTATTCCAGATGTTATTTGTTTCAGGTTTATTTTCATTGAACGAGCCTGTATATAAATATGCGTTGACGTATCTATTTATAATCAGATTATGGCGCAATTTTATAAAGGCAAATATCAATGTAAATTCCCTGAGAAGTATAAGGGAGATCCCTCGGATATTATTTATCGATCAAGCTGGGAACTAAATTGCATGTCATACTTTGACAAGAACCCAGACATAGTTTGGTGGGCTTCAGAACCTTTCCCGATCGGATATCGATCACCAATCGATGGCAAGAAACATCGTTACTTTGTTGACTTTGTCATCAGAACTAAAAACAAAGAAACAATTATGATTGAGGTCAAACCGCACCACCAAACGCATGAACCCAAAGCACAGAAGCGGTTGACCAAAAGGTATCTAAATGAAGTGAAGACTTGGGGCGTGAACCAAGCCAAATGGGAAGCAGCAATAGATTATTGTAAAGATCGTGGTTGGAAGTTTCAGATTCTCACTGAAAAAGAGCTGTATAAAAAGAATAAATAGTACATAACAAGGAGCAATTGCTATCGCTACTATATTTGATGACCTACTCGCAGCTGGTGTTCGTAAAGGACAGATACCAAACCGCACTCAAGCTGCTAGAGATTGGTTTAGAAATAAAGCAAGACAGCAAAGAAGTGCTGCTGTGTATCCAGACAATATAATTAAATCTAGCGATAGCAGGAAGGCTCGTGTACTTATTGGTAGGATGTACCACTTTAAGTATGAGCCTAAAGGCGCAAAGGAACTGCCATATTATGACAGGTTTCCTTTAATATTCATGGTAAGCGTAGCTCCTGGTGGGTTTTATGGAATCAATTTACACTACCTTCCGCCCCAACTCAGAGCCAGATTGATGGACTCGCTATATGATATTACAAATAATACGAAATATGATGAGTCTACAAAGCTAAAAGTATCATATGATGTACTAAATAGTGCTAGCAAATACAGGTTTTTCAAACCAACCTTTAAGCATTATCTCAGTTCTCAGGTCAGATCGAAGTTTATTGAGATTAATTCTACGGAATGGGATACTGCGCTATTCCTCCCAACAGAAAGGTTCCAGAAAGCCAAGAAAACTAAAGTCTGGTCAGATAGTAGGAAAATGATTTAATGGGATTTAATGTCAACGATATGGTATCGTCACTCAATAAGAGTGGATTCGCAAAACCTTCTCACTTTGAAGTATTCATTCAAGGCGGTGGGGATATAGACACTGAGCGTGAACTATCATATAGAGCAGAATCTGTAGATATTCCAGGAAGAAGTATCGCTTCCGTTGAACATAAATTTCAAAATTATGGACCAGTGAATAAAGTTGCTTATGGGGCAATCTATGGTGACGTAACTGTTCAGTTCCTCGTCAGTCAAGATATGAGAGAAAAAGAATACTTTGAGATATGGCAAGAAAAAATGGTTGGGACTGGCGCATTTGCTGATGGGCAAGCGCAGTACAATACAAAATATTTTGATAATTATGCGGGAACTATAGAAATACGACAATATGGTTCACACGGAAACCTACATTCAATACACACATTGAACGAAGCATACCCTTTAATCGTAAACCCAATCACAATGAACTGGGCTGAAGACGGTGCTGTAAGAATGGGTGTTACGTTTGCTTATAGAAATTACAAGTGCATTTTCACAAAACAAGACCAACCAGAAAAGGGGTTTGGGTTTTCAGTCAGACTTGGGACTGGTGGTATTAGTGGAAGTTTGAGTTTGCCTAAACTCGGAAATATAGTTGGGTCGAGTGAAGTTGGCGGACAAATTAATGCAGCTGTAGGTAACATAAATAACAGAGTTGCCTCGATAAGAAGCTCATTACAATTTTAAATTATTTTATATAACTGGAGAATATCATGGCTTTACCATCATTATCTGCGCCCGAATTTATAACGACAGTGCCGTCGACGGGTGAAGAGATAAAATATAGACCATTTCTAGTCAAAGAAGAAAAGATACTTCTTATGGCTTTAGAAGGAAATGATCAAAATGAAATAACTAATGCTATAATGAAGATACTTAGCAATTGTGTTCTAAGTAATGTTGACATTAAAAAGCTAGCAACATTCGATATTGAATACTTATTTTTAAAGTTGCGTGGAAAATCTGTAGGGGAAGTGATAGAAATAAAGGTTGGTCATACAAACCCAGATAACCCTTGTAAGCATAGAACTGAATTAGAAATAAACATTGATGAGATTCAAGTTGTTGGTGATAAGCCGAACGATAAAATACAACTAGATGAATCTATCGGTGTTAAACTTAGATTTGCTGGAATGAATGATATATCTGATGTGGATACAGAATCTTCATCAGACTTATTTAAAATGATAGCAGGTTGTATTGAATATGTTTATGACCAAGAAAATGTTTATGGTGAATTTAGTCAGAAAGAAATGGAAACTTGGCTTGAACAATTAAGTTCCGAGCAATTCTCAAAAATAACAGCGTTCTTTAACGATAGCCCAAAGCTACAGCAGGTGGTAAAGTGGAAATGTCCTGAATGCGGTGAAGAAGATGAGATGACCTTGGAGGGTCTTGCTGCTTTTTTTATGTAAGCATGGTACATGACTCATTGGCGAATATGTACCAGCTGAACTTCGCTCTAATGCAACATCATAAGTACAGCTTAACCGAGCTGGATAATATGATTCCATTTGAGCGAGACATTTACGTTGCCCTTTTACAAAACTTTTTGAAAGAGCAAGAAGAAGAACAGAAAAATAGGAACTGATAATGACAGAAGAAACAGAGAATAATAAAGTATTTCACCCAGCCGACACGAACGGAGACGGTAATGTGAGCGATGCTGAAGAGCAGTTGTATTTGGAGTTTAAAAGAAAAGAACTCGAAGACGCAGATGCTATGCGTGATGCCCAACGTAATATGACATGGTTTGCGCTTGGTGGGTTACTACTCTATCCGTTTGCTGTTGTTATTGCATCATTAATTGGATTAGATCAAGCCCAAGAAACTCTAGGCGATATGGCACCAACATACTTTGTGTCTGTTGCTGGTATCGTTGCTGCGTTCTTTGGGTTTCAAAACAAAAAGAAATAGGAATGAATAATGGCTGACCCGAAGTTACCTGAAGTTCTACAAGCTAATTTAGATACTAATGCGACAGTATCTCAGAACCAACAGAAATTACAGAATGCGATGGCGGTATTTGCTGCCAGTAACAAGACATTCTCTAAAACTTCTGTAGCACTAAACGACTTCGCCAAACAGCAAATTACCAAACTAAATCCATTTAAAAGTTTAAAAGATAAATTCGATAATTCGTTTGCTGGTCAAAAACTCAGGCAAAAGAAAGAAGAAGAAAACCTAGCGAAGGCTGCGGGAATAACACGTGATGAACTACTATTACTCAAAGCTAACAAGGAACTAAAAGAGGCGCAGACCGCTCAGGCTGATGCGTTAAAGAATTCCCTTGATGAATATGGACTAAACGTAAATACATTCTTCAATGATGCGGGTGAGCTTCAGACTAGAATGGCTGAACGTGACGAAACTGGCAGGTTCCAGTCAGCCCAAACCATTGTTAATGGTATCGTAGGCTCCATGGAAAGCGGTCAGATGCAAGAAATAGAAAACCGCAGAGAGCAAGCCAGACGTGATGAAGAACAGTCTGTATTATTAGGGTCATTAGCTGGAGGAATCAGCAAACTAGGAGACAACCTCCTCAAGGGATTGAAGTCTTTAGGCAAAGGCGGTGGTATGGGTCTTGGTATTTTTGCTGGTCTAGTTGCCACGCCATTAATAGTGCTTTCTAATTTCTTCGGTCAACTTAAAAAGGAATTTAGAGCTCTAAAGAACCTGACGAATACTAAAATACTTGCGCCAATCAAATCATTAGGAACATGGTTAAAGGGTCTTGGTGGGCAATTCAAAACCCTTACATCAACAAAATATTTTACTCCATTTAAGAATTTCGGGAATTGGTTAAAGGGTCTTGGTGGGCAATTTAAGGGACTTGTCTCAAGTAAATTGGGCAAATCATTAGACCCAATTAAAAACCTTGGAACCTCTTTAAAGGCAGCAGGGAATCAGTTGAAGGCATCTACTGCTAAAAATATTATTGATCCCCTTAAATCCCTTGGGTCTTCTTTGAAGAATGCTGGTAGCCAATTCAAAGCAGCTAGTAAAGCTAATGTCATAAATCCAGCCACCAATGCAATCACTGGTATTCGGAGTTACTTCTCAGGTCTAGGTGCCAATGTAAAAACGGCATTTAGTCAAGGTGGAAAATTTGGTATTGTTTCAGACATAGGGAAATCTATAAAAGGAATGTTTGGTTCGGGCGGCAAGTTCGCTAGCATAAGCAAGGCATTCAAAGCTGGGTTCCAACCTATATCTAAATTCGCAGCAGGTGCTGGTAAACTTCTTGGTAAACTATTCCTACCAGTGACAGTCATCATGGGAATCATTGATGCAGTCAAAGGATTTATGGAAGGGTTTTCTGAAGAAGGAATTGTTGGGGGATTAGCTGGCGCATTCGAAGGGGTTATCACTGGACTAGTTGCTGTTCCTCTCGATCTACTTAAAAATCTAGTTTCTTGGATTGCTGGAAAGCTGGGGTTTGAAGGACTATCAGAAAAACTCGACAGCTTCTCTTTCGCTGAAATGTTTGCCAAATTCTTCGACTTTATCCAGAATATAAGACTAGCAATTGGCGACTGGATTCAAGATAAACTATTGAGCTTGAAGTCTCTACGCCCAGAATGGCTTGGGGGGTTGAGCGATGAAGAGATTGCTCAGGAAAGAGCTAACTTAGATGCGGAACGTGCGGCACGTGATGATCTTATAGCAGAAAACAGGCTGAAGAAAACTGCTAAGAACAAAGGCATTTCAGTTGACGAATTGAAAATGAATATGCTTGCCGATGAGACAAATAACAGGCAAGCAGCTGACCTTGTTAGAGAAAAATTAAGCGGTAATCCTGCTGGGGCAGGGGGAAATAAAGGGGCAGAGGTCAACGCTCAGTCTGCTCAGGCTGCTTCTGCAGCTGGGAACGTAGTAGTTACAACTATCGCACCCACTAATGTTAATGCCCCAACTTCAACTAGCGTTAGTAACCAAACAAATGTAACTCCAACCGCATCTAGAAATAGGAATAGATCTAGACGTGGTAGACAATACGCTCCTGCATAAAAAAGGGCAGCCGAAGCTGCCCCAAACCTACCAAGAATGAATTAATCTTCTTCGGCTAGTTTCTCAAAGAACGATAGACTATCATCTTCCTCATCCTGCGCAGGAGCTGCAGCTACTGGAGCTGGTTTAGCTGCTGCCACTGGAGTTGACTTTTCAAATGGAATCTCATCATCCGTAGCTTCCATAGCTGAAGCAGTTGTCGGAGCGGTGCTACCAATGCCCAGAACACGGTTCAACTTAGTCTCAAGTTCCGCATAAGATTTAAAGTTCTTACGCTCAAGGAATGCAGCTAGTGAATACAAACCCTCATAAGTTTTCTCGAGAGCATCGTCGTCACCGCCAAGTAATTCGCTAGACGAATCAAACTCAGACTTATCATAGTTACGATATCCATCAACCTGACGAATCTTCAATTTAAAGTCAGCACCTTCCCAGAAATCGAATGGGTTAATTGCTTGCTCATCTTCAAACGCTGGATTCATCGCTTCGTTCAACTTGTCAAAGATTTTCTTACCATACTGATACAAGAATACCTTACCTTCATTCGATGGATTAGATGGATCTTTAACCACCATAATGTTAGAAGTATACTTGAGTCGACGCTTTTGTTGACGGGCTTGATCTTTACCTGCGTCAGTACCATTATTCCAAAGAGTGGTATTGTACTCAGATACTGGATCTTTCTCGCCAATAGTTGTTAGGGAGTTCTCAATATACCAACCACCTTTACCTTGGAATCCGTGATCGAATAATCGAACCCATGGTAGATCTTCACCTTTCGGCTCAGGCAGGAATCGAATAACGGCATAACCATTACCTGCTTTATCTACTTCTGGTTTCCAAAAACGATCGTCACCGCTTGGCTTGGCGCCAGCTGATAATTTATTTCCTTCGGAGACTAGTTTGCTGAGAGAGTTACTGCGGTTTTTCTTTAGTGATGCAAATGACATATTATTTTACCTTTCTGTATGCAATGTATTTTAGTTTAAGTACTGCTAGTATTATATACTTCTTTTGAGGAGAAGTCAACCTTTTTAACAACTTTATTTATAACACCTGAGAACTATATCTTTCAGCTTCTTCTTCTCAGTTGGTGAGAACTGCTCAAGGAATGGGGAGTATTTCTTCATCAATTTAATCGTATCATTCAATACAATATCATCATATTTCGCCCATAACTTTGAGAACCCAACGAGCTTATCAAGTAAGACCATTGTTTCTACAGCAATTCTACCTTGAGCAAAGTGACGATATATCAAAGGATGACTCCCGTCAATTGCCATAAACAAGTTATTAAAATCTTCATCGATATCATATAAGTACGATACATCTTCTGAGAACCTGTACGTTAATGACTCGACACGTTTCTTCCATGCGGTAAGAACATCAGCTGATGAACTGCCCATCATATCGCCAATCCATTTATTAGTCACGCTAGTATTGTTTACATAGTTAGCGACTAGAAACTTTAAGAAGTCTTCACGCTTAAATCGCTTAGACGCCTTCTCAAAGAAATACCTATCCTTCCGTGTTAGGTATGCGTTTTCTTTTGCGTTAGTTTTGCCGTTGTATTTAAAGAAGTCATATGAGTCACGTACAAAGTGCTGACTCACTGCGAGATATGCTTTATAGCATTCGAACCCTGACATCATATCGTCATCTTTCTCCATAATTAAATAGGAAGCCTTGCGCCCTTAGCAAGAAAGTTTAAATCTTGGGCTTCAACTTCTAGTTTACCCTTTATAACAGTATTAAGTAATTTGGCTGCAACTTCTATCTCCATCTCATTGGTTTCGCACCACCAACATACAGCGTCCATATAGCTTATGCGTTTCTCAATAACAACTCTCTCGATAATCCCTGAGAACTTTGCTGTCGTCATGACTTCTACCATTCATTACTCCCATCTGTAAAATATATGATCAGCTATCTCGATCGTTTTAGTTTTAGTAACAGCCCAATCTGGCATCACATAGTCCGCATGATAATGAGTAGCGCCTTCAGTGATATCAATTATTATACTACGGCTAGACATATAAGTCAATAGTAGATTTTTAATTTTGCCAAAGGTCTTCCAGTCATTAATCGTATCAGCCTTGCCATCACAATACCATGAGAACTGGCACTTGTTTCTAATAGGAACCTGCTCACCTGTTCTCCACGACGCACGTGTTAAACTTTGAGTCACAACGCCCTCGATGGTATTCGGGAAGCGCCAATCCTCAACACGATTTAGCGTAACCATAGCAACCGCCAACTGACCAGCAACGCCTTGATTCCTTGCCTCGAAATACACATTCTTAGCAAGCCAAGTCAACTCAACGTCATCATGATCAACTACCTCACCATAACTCAAGTCAGTCGATGTATATGCAACAACAGCCAAACAAACAAATATCAAACCAATCAGCCACTTCATGATATAGAATCCTTGTATAATTTAATTGTATCAATCATTTTAAATATCCAATTATCACGCTTCTCAACAAACACTTGAGCTTCGTCTTCATTCTCAACGCCAATTACAATTACAATCTGATCAATTGGGATACCAGTCATTTCTTCAAACATCACGCAATATGCAGATGCCTGTTGAAAGTAGTTCCCGATATACTGTTTCTTCTTTAACTTTCCTGCGGTCTTATAATCTATTACTGATAATTTCCCATCAAACTCAGCGATACAATCTACACGCCCAGCTATCCCGAGATAGTCAGAGTACAGCGCACACTCTTGAGCACGGACTTTGCCCAAACGACCATCAAGAACTTTCTTAATAGAGTTGAACATCGCACGTTCGTGGGGAAGGAATAGTGACTTGTCTAAGTTATTATCAACATAGTCTTCACACATCTGGTGGACATTAGTGCCTCGACGTGCAGCTTGAGTAGAAATCCGATCAGCCTCAGCATCACCAACACGCCTTCTCCACTCAGCTATACCTTTCTTAGAAAGAATACCAAGTACAGTCGTTACACTAGGATACCAACCTTTGGGGGTGCCATAATATCTACCACCTTTCATGGTAGTAGTTTCTACTTCTTTAAACTCAATAGGGTCATGCTCAAACATAGTTGGTTTACTTTTAGCCAAATTTAGGTACTATTATACCTTATATCCAACTAAAAGTAAACCATTATTTCTATTTAATTTAACTATAGATGCCCATGCCATAACATGTTTGGATATATTCCTTGACGAAATCAGAACGCACGATGTCATCTGGCTTGAAGTCAATCGTATCAAACGATTTCATCTTGCCCAGAACCTTTAGGAACTGACCGATACCAGACTCTTGGTTATACCGCTTAGAAGTAAGATCATCCTGCTTACCGTCACCGCTAAACATAATCCGAGAGTTCTCACCCACACGTGTGATTACTGTATTCAACTCACCCCAATCTAAATTTTGGAACTCGTCGACTAGTACGATGGAATCATCCCATGTAGTACCACGTATGAAAGACGTTGACACAAACTGAACTTTGCCTTTCTGTTTGAGTATGTCATATGCATCACCCCGATTGAACATTTCGCTAAACAATGCTCGATAGGGCTCTTCATAAACTTTAGTCTTTTCGGTAATGTTTCCTGGGAGGA